CTAATATACTTTTTAAGAAAAAGTAAAATCAAAATCAAAATCAAAAATAGTATAAAAAATACTTTTTAAGAAAAAGTAAAATCAAAAAAAAACTTTTTAAGAAAAAGTAAAATCAAAAAAAAACTTTTTAAGAAAAAGTAAAATCAAAAAAAAACTTTTTAAGAAAAAGTAAAGTCAAAAAATACTTTTTAAGAAAAAGTAAAATCAAAAAACAAAATCAAAAATAGTATAAAAAAATTATAATTCATAAATATAAATGAAACTTGATAAAACAATGTTTTTAATATTAGCTATAATAACTTTATTTTTTATTGTAGGTGTAGGAATACTTACTAGATATGGGTCAAATATTAGCGATGATCCTTCTTTTAAATTATTCTTCAATTGGTATATTGCTTTGGTATTAGTAAATTTACTTAATATTCTAACTACTGTATTATTCCATTATTTTATGACAGATTTACCAGGAGAAAGAGGTAATAAAGGTAAAGTAGGAGAAAAAGGTTTACAAGGCGACGACGATAGGTGTTTTTGTAGAGGTGCTGTAAATAATACAAATACAGTAGATACATTAGATGATACAAAACATATTCATTCGCATATAATTAGCGGGGAAGCACAGAGTCATACTAATATAGAAAATCCAGAAGGTTCTCTGATACACAAACATACAGGACACCATTCTCCATAAATTTAATATACAAATATATGATTGTAAATAGATATGAAAAATCCTGTTATACTGTCTTTTATTCCTATAAATAAATTAGTAAAATAATTACATTTATTATTATTAGTGTCTTGGTTTTTATCTTCATCTAATTTTATTTCTGTTAAGTCTTCTTCTATAACATTAATATTATCTTGTATAAGTTTAATATTTTCTTGTGTTTTAGCAAATCTATCAGTTTCATATTCATTTAAATATTTCTTGAATAATTCTATTAAATCACTTATTTTTTTAGTATCTCTATTATTATTTTTACTATAAATTTTGTAATTTTCTAAACCTTCTATAGATTTAGTAAGTAATTCTTTAATTTCTTCTTTTGATGAATCTTCATTATCAATTAATAGCAAATTGTAGTAATGAAGAAAACTAATATTGACAACTCCTAATATTTTATCTATATTGTTTCCATATCTAATGGAACCAAAATATCTATTTTCTCTAGAAATTGTATTATTGGTATAATAAATACTTTCTTCAATTGGTAAATTATCTAAAACTAATAGATTATTCTTATATATATTTTCCATTTTATTAATATAAAGAAAACATTTTATTTTTATAGAAATATTTTATTTTTATAGAAATATTTTATTTTATAGAGAATTATTCCATTTATATATTTTATTATATAAAGTTATCTATAAAATCTTGGTTCTTCATTTGTTGTATTTTCTTTTTTTGTTTTTCAGAAAGTCTTATATTACCATTATTTGATATTACTAATAATGTATCTTTATTTATTTCATCATTAACTTTATTTTCAAAAAAATTATTAATTTGTTCTATATTATTATCTATAAATGTAATGTAATTTAAATATTTTTCTTTATCAGCTTTAAAAAAATCTTTATAAGACATTTGTGAAATTTTGTTAGTCATAGTTGGTGACGGAGATGGTTTTGGAGTTAGCGATATGTCGGTATTTATATCCCCACCAGGTGATATTACGAATAATGTATTTTTATTTATTTCAGTGCTAATATTTCTTCCTGTTTTATTTATTAAATTTAATATAAATTTTTTATTTTCATTATTTGCTCCATAAATAGCGATATTTTTCCCTAAATCATTTAGGAAATCTGTATATGTTACTATTTCTAATTTATTTATTAAAGCTTTTTTGAAATTAGTTCTTAACTTTTCTAAATCTTCATGATCCCCAGATTTATCTTGTATATTTTTTATATTCTTAGAAATACTATCATAATATTTATCGTCTATAATTAAGATAGTTGTTTTCGCATTAACATTTAAATTATCTCTAATATTAATTTTTTTCTTCTTTAAAATCTCTATAATATTTTTTTTATCATTATAATTATTATCTTTTCCTAAAATAACTATATTACTTTCAAATTCTCTTATTTGATTGAGGACTTTGATAATTTTATATTTATTTTTAGTATCAATATCCTTTTTAATAAGTAATTTATCCCATCTCTCTGTTCTTTTTCTTTTTATAAGATCCCTCATTTTTTTATCATATTCTATTTCTTCTTTTCTTTGTTTCTTAAATCTAATTTTATCTTGTTGAAGTTTTTTCTTATATAATAATTCTCTATTGGCATTAGGTTTTTGTAGTTCAGCAAAGAAATCAAAATCTTCATCAATAGTTCCAGAAGGCGAAGGACTATAATTATCTTTATTTTGGTTATATTCGGCATAAATATCAGAAAATACCTCTGTAAAGGTAGAAATCCAAGGTCTATTAATATCAATTCGTTCGACCCATGTTTCAGGACTATCTAATATTTCTTTTCTTTCAAACTCCCCTAATGGTTTATTTTTAATATCATTTATAATTCTAGGGTTTCGCATAAGGTGATGACTTTCTAATTCGGAATCACCTAAATAATTATTGACATAATCATTCGCTAGAGAAGATTCGTATTCATTTATTTGCTTAATTTCTTTTATATCTACCGCTTTTTCAATATATTCGTAAATATTAATTATTTTTTCCAACTCAAAACCATAATTTTTATCTAATTTATAATAACCCTTAATAGTTAAAGTTATATTTTTACCAACATGTCTTTTTTTGGGAACTATAAATAAATAAATTTCATCCTTACCTTCATAAAAAATATCATATTCTATAGTTTTCATATTAAAATATAGATTCTGTATTACTATTTTTTTTATTGATGCATTATTGGAAAATCCTTCTATTTCTGGACTTGGAGAAGGACTTTCTTCTTTATTATAGTTTTGTTGTTTACTTATTTTAAGTAAGATATCATTATCCGTAATAAAATCATTAATTAAAGTTGTTTTGAATATATTTTTTGCTTGGTTACTTCTTATTACAATTTTTTTATATGTTTTCCCATTATTTTTTTTTTTAAAACCTCTAGGTACTTCAGGACTGGGACTAGGACTGGGACTTTCTTCTGGTGAAAATGGCATTTCTATAAATTTTCTGTCATTAGAAGTATAATATTCTTTACTAAATATTAATTTATCTTTATAGGATTTACATTTTTTCTTATTTTCTATATTTTTACATTCTATATATGATTTATGTGTTTTATCAGTATGACATTTATTACAACTAGAACACTTATTCGGACATTCATAAATATACCGCGAATATTCCTTACCACATATTTTTTCATTATTTATACCCAAATTTAAACAGGTACAAGAATCTATACTGGCACTTGGTGTATTTGTGTTAATATTATCTGGTGTACATAATTCTTTTTCTAATTTTCCTTTCCAGTCATTTTCTTCTTTTACGAGTATACCATCTTTTAATTTTATAGTTAAATCTTTATACAAAGGATTAAGATAAATAAATTCTAATTTTAAATATTGGTTATCTATAGTTTTTTTTTTCGTATATGAAGGTTTAGAATAAATTAATGTAGGTGTAGGTGTAGGTGTAGGACTAGGACTAGGAATATTAAAATGTTCTATACTTTTATTTAAATAACATTTTCTGTATAGGAGATAAAATATTGTTATTAGTATAAATGTTGTAAATGGAATAAAAGTTTTCATTATTAAATTAAATAACTAAAATAAGTTAATAAAAAAAAATAAATTATCTATTATTAATATAAGTTTATAAACAAATATGACAACTCCAATTGAAAATAAGAAAAATATAATTGTTGATACAGCAACCCAATGTAATTTATTATGTAAAATTATTATTGATTATATGTCTAATAAAAAATGCCATATTGAAACAGATTCAACCAATAAAAAATATATTAAATATGAAGAAGGAAGTTTTATAAATTATCGTGATACCAATTATGAAGTAGATAAAATTTATTTTTTTTCACCAAGTAGGCATTCCATAGACGGTGAGAAATTTGATTTAGAGGTGAATATACATCACGGAGGAGAAAGAATAATAGCCCATAATCATTATCATAATGATGAGGAAGATATATCTCCTTTGCGAAAACATTTCCATTATCATTCAAAAAAAGACGGTGATAATAACCACCATGAAGCAAAACAAGCGGGTATAAAGAGTGAAATAGTAAGTTGTATATTATTTAATATTGGAGAACATAAGGGAAGTGAAGTAAATGTATTTTTCAATCAATTCGTTCATAAATTAGATTCTAAAGAACCTATAAATGTTCATTCTAATTGGAATATAGAACAACTTTTGCCAAAAAGAAAATCATATTTTATGTATGAATATAAGAAAGGAGAACATGACTATAATGTAATCGTATTTGATAATATACAAAGTATTGAAAGTGGTATTTTCGAACTTATTAAAGCTATTTGTATCACTCTTGAATATATATCACCGCTAGATATAGAATCGGCAACAGAATCAACAAATACAGTAACCGAAAAAGATACTTTAAAAGACGCTTCTTTATTTTACAGAACCAATGTAGAAATGATAACAGATGAACAATATAAAAAAAGTAAAAGAGACCAAATAAAAGATTTACTAAGTATTGTTAGATTGAATTATATAAAAGACGAAATTATAGGTTCAAAAGAATATATTAGTAAAGCAGATGATATATTAGCTTCCGCAACTGGGACAGGAAGTTTAAGTTCATTCCAAGATAAAGAATCAACTGCTATAGAAGTCGCAAATATGTGGAATCAATGGGGACAAGGAGTATTTACAGATATTACTCCTAAAATTATTGTTTCAAAAGTTAGTTCTATTAGTAATTCAGATGAGAAAAACAATTATTATAAAAGATTGAAATTTGATACAGATAGTTATGATTATTTAGGTATGTTCGAAAGAGAATTCAAAGAAAAATTAGAAGCAATTTTTAAAAAATTTTATGACATAGAGGTCTCTATGAACCAAGTTCAAATGGACAAAACAATGAATAGTGGAGACTATGTAAATAATTTATATTGGCAAAATAATACGGAATTAATGAAAATAGATAATATAAGAAAATCTATACTATACTATAATAAACTTATAAAATATGAAAGTATTAATAAAAAATCAAAAATGACATCAATAGAAACAGGAAGCACCGACGAAGAAAAAGAAGAAGCGAAAGAAAATATGGAAAATTACACTCCAGATCCAAAATTTCAAAAAATTAGTTTAGAAGAAAATTCATCCATACAAGATATATTGAAAGAATTAATTACTTTAACAACAACTGATAATATTACAACTGATAATATTACAACTGATAATATTACAACTGGAACGGATTATAATACTTACTATTTAGAATTTAATTCGCTATATTATTATAGAATTAAAATTACAGAAGATGTAGCAATAAAAGAAGAAATATTACACAATTTTGAAACAGAAGAAAACATAAAACCTGAACATATAATATATGAAGATTTTTTCCCTTATATTAAGAATGACGAAAGTATAGATTCAATAGATTCAGTTGACGAAACCAAAGAATTAACTACAGTATATAAAATATACGATATAGGTACTGATATTTTAATAAGTAATAATATAAATAAAGATGAAAAAACCGAAACCGAAAAATATGATAAAATATTATTACAAGTATATAGATTTTTTATTTCATTAAGTGGAAGATATACAGAACCAGACCAAATTACTAATATTTTATCTCAACAAAATTATATGTTTATTTTTAATAATACTTTGTGGTGGGGGAATGAAACGGAAAACAAAATTGCCAAAATTGCCAATATTTTTAATCTTAAGGCCGTTCCCCCTCCCATAACCAAAAATACTTTTTCTGGTTATGATTATATAATAAGTCCAAAAGACGAAAATGATGAAGTTTGGAAGAGTATAAAAGAATTGGGTAAAAAAGGAGCAGATTTAAATAGCGATTCGCCAAAATATTGGGAAGAATGGGGTAGGGGGACATTACCTATTCAATCATTTATAAATAGAAAAAATAAAGAGTGGGGAGACCAAGACAATATTAAGATTAAAGGAAGAAATAAGAGCGATACTACACAAAAGAAAGATAACGATAAAAAATGGTTTAATGTTATACATTATTCATATGATTATATTGATGAAGAAGATGACCCTTTTGTAAGTGCTAGACCTCCTTTATTACCATATTATAAATTTGAATTTTATAAAACTAATTCAGAATTATTATTTGATAGAGAAAACGACGGGAGAAATGCTAATGTTTTTGTAGATATGGCAACTATTATAGGAGATAAAATGAAATTAACAGTATTAGGTAATGAGTATGATTCTCTAGTTATTAAAAATTTTGTTTTGTATAATACAAGTGGGACTGATGAATGGACAGACTCGGAGAGAGACGGTAATAAAGATGTATTAGTGAATGAGTGGAGAAGAGAAAGAGGAGATGGTAAATTAAATGCTGATTTAGAAATGTTTGTATGGAATAAACTGGTAGGAATGATAATTAGTTTTACACCAAAATATGAAGTATGTATGGGAAATATTATGAGTTGGTGTGCTAAAAATGATTTTACTATTAAACTTCAAGTTGCTGGACCAGAAATGGATCATACTATAGATAATGAAGAATGTCAAGATTGGTTATCTAACGAAGTCCATTATGAAGGTTCTTTATTTAAATTCTGGGAAAAACCAGAAATTTTTCAGAAAGACGGTAAAACTTGGGATAATTTAAGTTATACAGAAAAAAATCATATTAGAAATGGATTATTAAAATCACATTCCGGAAATAATAAAGATACGAATTTAACAGACCAAGAAGCATTTGATTTAGATAATGATACCGGTGAAAAAACATTAAAATGGTTTAGACATAATAAATGTAGAAATCCGGGGAATGTAAAAGCAGCGCCTTGGTGTTATACTAAAAATCCTAAAAGAAGATGGAATTATTGTGTCAAACCTGATTATACGAAATATATTGCGAGGATAGTATTAGTATGTGTATTTATAATGGTTGGTATAGTTGCTATAGTTTTTGTTAAATATCTATTTAGATTCGAAATTATAAGTAAAATTGTTGCTGCTTTAACAGGAGCAAATTTTGCGTCTGAAGCAATATTTAAAGCAAATCAAACTGTAAATAATATAAAAACCAATGTTAAAAATATTACAGGGTAGTAAAGTATAAATAATAATTATAAAATAGATTAAATAAGATAACTTATAATTCAAAAAAATAAAATATTTATTAATTTTAATATGGTTGACTTTAAATATCCAGAAAAAACAAGGAATACTATTAATGATGGATGGGAAAACGTTACAAAAGATAATGAAAATAATATAATAGGTAATTGTCACTCTTATGAATTAAATAATTTAGGTAAAATGGTGAAAGTGAAAGGAAAACAATCACCTATAAACATAAATACAAATTCAGTTCACGATTGTAATTTAATGTGTGGATTAAGTATTGATTATAAACCTAGTAAATGTCATATTTCCAAGGATAACCAAAATATAATTAATTTAGATTGGGATGAAAATAGTTCTATAACCTTTAATAATAAAAATTTACCTTTACAAAAAGTATATTTTCATACACCGAGTCATCACCTTATAGATGGTAATAGTTCAGTTATGGAAATAAATCTTTATCATAGTTTATCAAAAGATTTTTTACCAGAGGGTAAAGGTTTTGAAACACATATTGATACAGATTTAGATGAAGACCACGCACACGTAGAAGAAGGAGAACATAACAATAATTTTATAAAAAATAAAGGTGTTATTATTAGTATTTTAGTAAAAGAAGGGAAGGGACACATAGGAACAAAGGGAAACAAGTTTATATCACAGTTTATAACAAATAGTAATTTTAAGAAAATGAATAAAATAGGTAAGGATGATGAAAATAAAATAACAGAAATTAGCGTAAGTGAAGATTGGAACATAAATGATTTAATACCTAATAAAATGTCATTTTTTTCATATGAGGGTTCTTTGCCGATGCCTCCTTGTTTTGAAACATTTAATTGGATAGTATTTGAAGAACAAATTGAAATAATGAAGGAATATATAGATATTTTTAGACAAGAAGGAAATCCTTCTGGATATAGAAATACACACCCTCTAAATAGTAGAATTGTATTTTATAATCATACTGTAGAAGTAAAAGAAGAAGACATAAAAGAGGAAACCAAAGCAGATATGATAAATAAAATGATTGCTCCTATAAGAATAACTACTGATTCTAGGTCTGGTGTAGAATATAGAAGTGGTGCTAGAAAGATAATAGATAGTTATTATGGAGGTCAAAATAAAGATTATAATTCAAATGAAGACCAATTGGAAATACTCAGTAATGGTTGGGATGATTTAGGTAAAGCAGGAGAACAAGACTTAACATTACAAGAAATTATAAATTTAAAAGAAGAAGACTCTGAAAAATATTTTGATTATGTGGCAAGTATGATTTTCGATGCCAAAAAATATAATTATACTAATTATTTTGAAACGTATATGGATAAAACAGGTATTAAACAAAATATTATAGATACAGAAAAAGATTACGATACAATTGTAGAAAATGCATGTATAGAATTAAGTGTTTTAAATTCTAATAATACTTTTTTTAAAACAGAACAAGATAATACAACTCTAGATTATACTTATGATACAATTAATACTAATATTACTAAATTTGAAGGTACTAATATTGATAATTTAAAACCCGTATTAGATAAAAAACTTTTATTATTATTTTTATTAAGTTGGCATATGGATACTTATAAAAATTCTAAATATGTAAATTTGTTAGACCTAATTGAATCTAAAGAAGAGAAATTTAAAATTAATGATTTTATTTTACAAAAATTAAATAAAGAAGTAGAAGAATTAAATAAAGAAGTAGAAGGTAAAGTAGAAGATTTAAAAAATATGATTTTCAAATTTCAAGGAGAAGATTTAACATATACTTTAGAAGGTGACGAATGTCAAGATTGGGGCTCAAATGAAGTTCATCACGAAGGTAATATATTAAATTTATTTACTAAAAATACTATTTTATCTAAATCAGGTTATACATTTGACGAAATGGATGTTGATACGAAAACACTTGCGAGAGATGGATTACTTAATAAATCTATAAATGGTAAATGGAATTCACATAATAAATGTAGAGATCCTGGTGGATTAGAAGGTGCTCCATGGTGTTATACAAAAAACCCTAAAGTTAGATGGGGACATTGTATGGTTCCTGATAGAGCAGGTAATATGAAAAAATATCTATTATTTGTGATATTTATTATGCTTATAGTGATATCAGTTTATTTAGTTAAAATGATATTTAGACATGAATTATTTAGTCAACTTATAGCAAAATTAACAGGAGCAGAGTTTGCTACTGAAGCAGTTTTTAAAGCAAATCAAGTTGCTAATACAATAAAAAGTAATTTGAAATAAATATAAAAATTATAAAAAATTAAGCAGATTTTCTATCTAAAATCATTTCACTAGTTAAATTTGGTCTTTCTGCTTCATTATTGTAGTGATACCCATCATATCTTCTGGCATTTGGACCAGTAATCTCATCCATACCTTGAATTCCTAATTGTTTTTCAAATGTTTTAACTTGGTCATTAACATCAGCCCCAGGAACAGCGTTTTCTGAAACGTCATATAAGTGTTGTGCGGTGGTTAAACCATTTGGAGAGTTTGGATCATCTTTAAAACCTTTGGCTCTCATTAAACTTTCCGTCATAGTTTCAGAAGATGGTTGCTCTTTATTATTTCTATTAATAGCTTCATTTACATCAACAACATTGACATTATTTACTTTTTCTTTATTATTATTTGAATTAAATACTGCTTTAGTATCTATTTCATTTCCAATTCCTCTTGGCACAACATCAAATGAACCTCCTAATATCTCACTGGAATCATCATAAGTAGGAGGTATTCCTCGCATATTTAAATTGACTTTGTTGGCATTTACGTTAGCGTTATTACCACTTACATTAGCGTTATTACCACTTACATTAGCGTTATTACCACTTACATTAGCGTTATTACCACTTACATTATCGTTATTGCCACTTACATTATCGTTATTGCCACTTACATTATTACTAATTTCTTTTTCATTTTCATAATTTTCTATTTGTGCTTTAGTTAAATTATTAACTTTGTTAATAAAATTCTTGTCATTTTCATTTACTTCGTTTACTTGTTTATTATGATTTTTGTTAGTATGAATTGTTACTACAAAAGCAATAAGTAAAAGCATAGCAGTTACCATATCAATAAATGATAAGTATACAATAAGTGAAACAATAACTAATCTTACTATAGTATTATTAACATAGTTTAAATGTGTGGCATTTAATTGTGGAATAACGAATGAAGCATAAATAACTAATAATACTCTAATAGTATTAACAACTAAATCATTTTGGGCAACTTTTTTAACATTATTATTAATGTTATTAATTGAATGATTAACAGAAGCTATAATATTATTCTTGTTATTTTTCATTTTTATAAATTATATATAGATTTTATTTTTCAATTAAAAAAATATTAATTCTAATAAAATTGATTTATAATAATTAATATAAAAATAATATATATGAAATCCAATTATATAGGAAAAAAAGGATATACTATCTATAAAGAAAATATTAGCAATCAAGATTTAAAAAAACTATGTAAAACCCTATACGTAAAACCTTATATACCAAATCAATACGCCAATGACCTAAATAATAAACCTTTTCCGGTTTATTTAGAAAGTAAAAAAAAAATATATATACCTAAATTTTATGGTATTAAACATTTAGGTAAATTAGATACTAATAAAATAGAAGAAGGAAAATCTATTAATATTAAATTTAAATATGATTTGAGAGATAATCAAAAACCTGTAGTTGAAAAATATTTAGAAGTTGCTAAAGATATAGGCGGGGGAATCATTTCTGTTCCTTGTGGATTTGGAAAAACTGTTATTGCTTTATATTTATTAGCTGCTTTAGGGAAAAAAGCACTTGTTATAGTTCATAAAGAATTCTTAATGGATCAATGGAAGGAAAGAATAGAATTCTTTTTACCAGACGCAAAAATAGGTAAAATCCAAGGTAAAGTTATTAATATAGAAGGTTGTGATATAGTATTAGGTATGTTACAAAGTATATCTATGAGAGATTATGAAGAAGAAGTATTTAGTGATTTTGGTATGGTAATTTATGATGAATGTCACCATTTAGGTGCTGAGGTATTTTCTCGTTCTTTACTTAAAGTAAATTGTCAATATACTTTGGGTCTATCCGCAACTCCTACAAGAACCGACGGATTATCTAAAGTATTTGAATGGTTTTTAGGTGATATAGTTTACTTAATAAAGAAGAGAGAACAAGAACACGTTAAAGTTAAAATGATAGAATACTATACAGAAGATGAAAAATATAGTGATATAAAATTTAATTTTAAGGGACAAGTTAATTCTCCTGCAATGATTAATAATATATGTGCTTATGAACCAAGGAGTTTAATTATTCTAAAGGAAATAGAAGAATGTATAAAGGAAAAAAGAAAAATATTAATACTAAGTGATAGAAGAAAACACTTAGAATATTTAAAAACAAAATTAGATGAACTAAAATTCTGTACTGCTGGATATTATTTAGGTGGTATGAAACAAGAACACTTGAAAGAATCCGAAAGTAAAGAAGTTATGCTTGCTACATACTCTATGGCAAGTGAAGGTTTTGATTGTAAAGAACTAAATACTTTAATATTTGCTTCACCTAAAAGTAATATAGAACAATCAGTAGGCAGAATTCTTAGAATGAGAAAAGAAGATAGAAAAGTGGTTCCTTTGGTAATTGATTTTGTTGATAAGTTTTCTATATTTGGAAGACAGGCAGAAAAAAGAAAGAAATTTTATGAAAAAAATAATTATGAAATTGAAACAATCGTATAAATTATTTATTCTTCATAGATTTAACTATTTTCTTTTTAGGAGTTTTTTTCAAAGTTTTTTTATTTTTTTTTAATTTTTTCTTTAAATCTTTAAAAATATTTTTCATTCTTTTATTTTCATTTTCTTTACTTTTTTTTAAATTATTTTTTGTTGGTATAGGTTTTGTTAATCTAAATTTCTTATATTTTTTAATTCTTTCTATTTCATTTTTGACTACATATTTATCTTGATTATGTATTACTTTAGTTTTACCCATTTTATAGGCACGAATTATAAAATCATCTATTTGTTTTTTATTATAAGGGTAATCTTGTAAAAGTAAAAAATTAGGATTATTCCAAATTGGCATTTATATTATACATATATAATTCGTTTAATTTACAATTAATCCCAAAAAATTATATTTAATATAATTATAAATATGAATATTAATAATCGTAAATCAATAGTTAAAATGGTTTCTAGTAAAAAAATTTTTCATAAATCATCTAATAATAAAAAACCGGTTCTTATGACAGACAATTTTTCCTATAATAGAAGTAATAATAATGTTAAAATATTGAGAAATACAAAATTAAATAATAAAAGAAGATTATTAATTGCGGAATCTAAAGGAGGACCATATCATTTAGTTGAAAGAACTATTAATGGTAATAATAAAACTAATAGAGCTTATAAAGTTTCTGAAAAAAGTATTCCACAATTTGTAAGGGCTTCTGTAAATAGTATTTCTAATAGAAAAAATATTAAGAAATGTAGTAGTATGAAAAACTCTACAAAAAAAACTTTACTAAACAATAAAAATAATAAAGGACAAAATAATGTTTCATTACAGAAACCTAAAAAGAAGGTTACCAAACAAAAAAAGAAGGTAATGGTTAACAAAAAGAAGGTAATGGTTAACAAAAAGAGGGCAAATGTTACGGTAAAGAAGGTAAATGTTACAAAAAATAAAAGTGTTAATAAAAAAGGAAAAAAGGGGAAAAAGGGAAAAAAATAAATTTAGAATTCATAAAAAATAAATTTATAAATCAAAAAAAATATATTTAAAACTAAAAAAATATAATATTTTATGAAATATAGATTATTAAAAGCACAAGCAAAGAAGAATAAATTTATAAAAAGAGTAGAAAAAGTAAGACACGAAGAAGATTCCGACGGTGATTTATCTTCTGACGATGAACAAGAATTGTCTTATAACTTTATTGGTAACTTATTAAATGATAAATATATTGTTATTAAATATTTGTCTCGTGGAACATTTTGTAAAGTATGGTTAGTATATGATTTAACTGTTAATAAATTTTATGCCTTAAAGATTCAGGAAGATAATGATGACGATACATTAATAAATGAAATTAAAATGTTAAACACAGTTCATAGAGATGTAGTATGTAGTAATATTTGTGAAATAATTGATAATTTTGATATAAAAATAGAGGGTAGAAATAGAAAAGCAATTTTATTAGAATTATTGGGAAATTCGCTAAGTCATTTAGTATATGAGGAAAATGACGATATTATAACTTCAGATATGATTAGAAAAATAATGAAATCATTATTGGAAGGTATAAATGTTCTTCATAAGAAAAATTTAATCCATTGTGATTTGAAGTTAGATAATATATTATTTAGGGAAAGTAATAAAAAAATAAAATCAATTATTGTAGATATAAATAAATTAAATTTACATCAAAGTTATAATCTTATATTAGAAGAAACAGTTAATAAAAAGTTAGTAGGATTAGATAAATCTAAGAGAAAAACAATGAAAAAAAAATTAAAGAAAAGAATAATTAAGGAACTTTGTAATGAAAATTCAAGTAAAATTATAGAAATAAATAATAAAATAAATGTATTAAATATAAAAAATTTAGTTAATAAAGAATTAAATATAGAAGAATTGTGTGTCAAAGACTTAGATAAAGAAGAAGAATTAAATGAAGACGATAAATATAGATTAGATATAGATTTAGATAATATAGATGTTAAATTATTAGATTTAGGTAATGCCGAATTTATTAGTAATAAAAATGACGAAGAAATTTATACTAGATGTTATAGACCTCCTGAAAATATTATAAATGGAACATTTAATACTAAAGCAGATATTTGGGTAATAGGGTGTATGTTATATGAATTATTAGTAGGGGATACTATATTTGATTTTGAGGATTGTGATAAGGTTGATATAGAAAAGGATAGATTTCATTTAGTGCAAATGTATAGTTTATTGGGGAAAATGCCGAGAGATATGGCTTTAGAATGTGAATATAGTGAGGAATATTTTGATTCTAAAGGTAGAATATTAAAAAATAGGAATATAGAGATGAGAGATTTAAAAGGAGAATTAACGAATAGGATTGATATGGAAGATGAAGAATTAGATTTATTATTAGATTTTATAGGGAAAATGTTAGAATATGATCCTAATAAAAGATCTTCGGCCGAAGATTTATTAAAACATAGTTGGTTAAATGATTATTTGGAAAATATGAAAATAGAAATTATATAGAAAAAATCTTTAAGTGTGTCTAAATTCCAAAAATAAAATAATTAAATAAATTATAAAATGGCTGATTCTAAACCAAAATTATCTATTCCATGTCCGGATACTTTAACCCAAGCTTGTAAATTATCTATTAAGTTACAAAAACCAACTTGTTATTACTTTTATGTTGATTCATTAAAGGGGGCAATTTGTATTGCTTCAAATGACGACGATAAAATAATCTATAAGAGTAATGATGAACACACCTCACCAATTCAAAATACCTACAAGGTAAATAATGAATATTTAGTTGTTACGGAAAATACAATTTATGTTATTTCTGCTTCAACGAAAATTCAATAAATTCTTTTTATATTATAATTCTTTTATTTAATTCTTTTATTTAATTCTTTTATTTAATTCTTTTATAAAAAAATTGAAAATTAAAAATCTTAAAACAAAAAATAAAACAAAATGGAAATTTATCATTTGAAACTTATACCAAATAAGATACCACTAGAGTATGATTATTATTCCGCCATCATAGTAAGTGCATCTTCAGAGGAAGAAGCAAGAAAATTGGCGAATGAAAAATGTTACCGAGGAGGGGAGAGAGTCATTAATTTGGACAGAGTGAAAGCACATTATATATCTTTCGAAGATATGAAAAAAAAATTCGAGAAACATGGACAAGAACTCAACCTTCATCTGTACCAAGAGCTTATGTCAAGCAAGTATGGATACGTCGAAGACAACGAAATTTGGAAAAACCCCGAATACACAGAAATTGTGGAAATTGGTTCCAGTCATTCAACTGAACCAGAAGTCCACTCGATTACTTTTCACGCGGGTTGAAAATATTTTGGGGGAAGGAAGAAGAAACAATTTTCTTATCCCCCAAAAAAAACCAAAACAAAAAAATTTTTGTTTTTATTTACTTATTTTCTTATTTTCTTATTCAAAATGAATAATCGTACCTCTTACCTATAGTCTTATGAATATTATATCGTTGAATATTATATTCTTTTTTCATATTATTTAGTGTTTCTAATGCTTGTATTTTGCTTAAATATTCAATATTATTATTGTCGATATTTAATGCTTCATAATAATTTATAATCTCATTTTGTTTATCTATTAATGCCTGTAATTGTTTCATTTTTTTAGGTAATATTTCCTTAACAAATTCCATATCTGAACCTGATACTTCCCTATTAATATCAACTTCTTCAACAATAGGTTCTGGTTCTGGTTTAGGAGGTTCTTCGAGTTTAGGGCAATTATCTAAATAATTAATTTTATCAATATAGTAAAATCTAATACCGTCTAAGATAATTGCGTCAGAAGTAGAAAGACCGTCTTGTTTAGTAATATTCATTCTTCTAAGTATTTTTATTTTTTTTATAGGAAGTCCTATATCTTCTCCTTTATTTATAATATCTCTAACTTCTTGTATTGTTTTACCTAATTCGGTTAAAGAAGGTGGGAGAATTTTCATTTCTGTATCTGTTCTATCTTCGAAAATAACACATTCTACATCTTCAAATGTAACTTCCCCTATATGATCTAAACCACTTCCAGTAATAGTTACTATAGTAGAACTATCACCCTGTCTAGGTTCAAAACTAGTAATATTTGTTGCGTCTACTCCGGCAAAATTTTCTATTAAATTATTTCTATTATTCTTATTATTAGTATTATGTATATTATTTATCTTATATGTGTTTTCTTTATCATGTGTATCAATAGTTATTTGTATGATAAATATTAAAAGTATTACTGTTATTACTATTATAAGATTTTGAATAAATTTATCCATATATAATAATAAAACATAAAATAAAAGATTAAAAATATTAAACTAAAAATATTAATGTAAATAATTTAATGTAAAAAAATTTAATGTGTATGATTAAATTCACTAAATTTATTCACCCCTTTAACAAATTTATGTTTATGTTGAGGTAGTGCTTTATGAAATAAACTATTTTTTGTATGGCCTCTTAGGTATAAATCTAAAGGTAATTTTCCAAATTGGCATTCTGAGTCTTGGTCTCCAAGGCATCCACTTCCCAAATACCAGTTAGGTTTTTCTTGACAATTTCTGCATTCTACGCAATATTGTAAATGTTCCGGTTTATCGCTAAATTCTAAATCTTTTTGTTTTTGGTAATATTCCCCTAGAGGACAAAACCCTAATGTTTTTTCGTCAGTTTCTTTTAATGTGTTATAGCCAAATTCTAAATTAGTGCCACCGTTATTTTCATTATATTTTAAAAGAAATTTATCAAGTAACTTCCTTTCTTTTAAGAATTTTTGGTATTGTGATTTATTTATTTTTAATTGTTGTTGTTTTTCTGCTAAATCTATTTCTTCTAAATAAGAAGGTGATATATTATATTCTTCTACATTCTTTATGTAATATATTAATAATATTACTATTACTATTACTATTACTATTAATAAAATTGTTTGAGCAACTGTCATTTAATATTAAACAATATTAATAATTTTAGTATCATTAGAAATTATATTTTTATTTTGTGTATCAGACCTAACTAATTCTAAATAACTCCTAAATTCTCCCAAATTTAATAAATAATTACTATATTTACTTATATCTATTTCCATTGTAGTTAAATTTGGTTTTATTTGGTATTCATAATAAGGAATACTTAAAGTTCTTTCTATACCATCAATATTTAATACTATATTTACTAATACATTTTTTAGATATTTAATATTATCTTCAGTCATATTAGTTTTAGTTCCAAGTTTTAATATATTTGTTTCCGGATTAAATTCCGAGCTTGTAATAAATATTTTTTTATCCCAAGGCTCTAAATTTTCTAAGGAATATTCTTTTTCTTCTTCTAAATTGTTAGTATCTTCTATATCTTCTGATAATGATTCTTTTGGATGTAATTCTTCTTTATTATAATCATAAGAGTCAATAACTTCTACAGACCATTCATTAGGAATAAAATCAGCATATGAATTAGTAATCCAATACGCCGCATCAATTAAATTATCATTTTTAGTATTATATATAGAAACTTTAAGAGGGTAGTTAGGTATATGAATACTTTTATGTATTATATTACCTATATAATTTATATTATTATCACTATCCATAGTTTTATTAATACTAATATAATTAATTTTATCATTATCAATCATAATACCTAAAAGTTCATTATCGTGATATGTATAAACATTTTTTTTCTTTAGACATTTTTTTACTTCAGTCGATAAACATAAATCTATATTTTGGATACTATATTTATTATCAAAATCTAATTCTTTAATATTAAAAGTTTTATTTTCTTTAATATCAAAATAAAATGACATTTCATCCTTTTTATCATTATCATTATATAAACCAATTTTAATATTTTTAAGATTCACATTAGGTTTAAAAACAAAACCATTATATTGGAAATTCCTATTAATATTTTCATTTGATTTAAATATTTTATTATGTTTCATAAGGAAAGTTCCCTTATTAATTTGTGTAATTTTCTCTAAATCATCAGTTAAAAATAAAATATTATTTTTTCTATTAATATTAATTTCAAGTTTGTTAGACGAATAAAAAAATTCTTTAAGGGATTTATCATACATAAATAGGAATATTAAAACTAAAATTATAATAAAAGTAAATATAATTTTAAGTTTATTAGCGTGTATCATTAATTAATATATAGATAATTTATTATTAGGAAAAATTAGGTAGTTAATTTTATACTAAGTTAATTTCAATATTTGAAATATATGGAATAACCATACCAGCAACATTTTCTGTATAATGTGGTTCTTCAAATATGTTAGTATTATTATTTGCTAAATAGTAGTTAATAGGGGAACCGAATTCCTCTTCTAATTTATCTTTAAAGATATGTTGTGATATAATATTATTATTTTTATCTAATATGGAGTAACTAAGTTTATTATTTTTAGTAATACACATATAAATTCTATCTAAAGGTTGTAGGTTATATATATCATTATTGGTATTTAACATATAACCTATTGAATTATGAGAACCGTCTTTATTAATTTTAATTAGTTCGCATATAGTAGTAATTTCTTGAGAGTCGGGGTCCAATTTGTTTCTAATTTTCATAAAATACCTAATATTTTGGAAGAATATGTGTGGGTTATAATCGTCTTTATTATATGATTCAATAAAGTATTTATTTTTATAGTAATTATTTTGTTGTTCTGTTGTAAATTCTCCTAATCCCGGTGCTTTCCTTAATTGTAAAACACTTCTAGTGTCTAAAATATCTTTCGCATTTTTTTCAGGGCATTCGTTTATAGTAAATGTAATTAGATCAGATAATACTCTATTGTGAATATGTTTACAAGTAACTTCTTCTTTTGTTTTAATACAATTTATTCCTTTTAAAGATTTATAACTTTCTTGTTTATCTTCTGGAATATAAAATGGGTCTTGTTCTGTATAAGGGTCTAAATTAAATAATTTATTTTTAATATCTTTAATTTTTCCTGTTTCTTCCTCACATTTATTTTTATTATCATAATAAATACATTCCATATTATCGGCATAACATTTTACTTCTTCGTCTTCATCTATACCTCCATAATAGAAATCTTTGTTATATTCGGAATGGTGTTGTCTACATTTGAGTCCAGTGTTTTCAATTAAATGTTTTTTAATAAATTCTTTTTCATTTTTAATTAGGTTATCATTTAAAGCCAATTTTTTAGTATTTATTTCTTTTGAAAATAATGATTTATGATTATTCCTATTATTTTTACATTCTTCTATATTATTATATTTAAGGTATTCTTCATTTTGGTTAAGAGCGATAACTCCTTTATCTTTAGGGGAGTATTTGCCTACTATATATCCATTTCTTCCTCTAACATTACCTTTATTCTGAAGTTCAATATTACAATATGGTTTATCTATTTTACATCCGGTAATAAGTTTATTGCCGTAGAGGTCTAATAAGTTAAATTTGTTATCTTTAAAGGTTTTGATAAAGTCTAAATTATTTTGTTCTTCGAAAATGCCGATTAGTTCTATATCTTTTTTATTTTGACCTTTATTGAAGTAGGGTAATAAATCGGAAGTGGAATTATTGAGTGTGAATACTTCTATAACTTTTCTTTCTGGTATAGTATCTTTATATTTATTAAATTTCTTTAGGTTATTGAAATTATTTCTGGATTTCATTTCTATACCTAAATAAGCAAAGTTATGTTTTAATTGTTCTGGATTAAATGTTATAATAAAACCATAACTAAGATTTTTTTTAGCAGTAGATAAATCATTACCTATTTGTAATCCTGAGATTTGGTTGTTAATATGCTCATCTAATCCGTATTGGTAGTTAATTTTATTAATATTATTCATTTCATTTTTTATTAATCTATGTGAAAAAAGATTTGTTTTACATGGTATAAGTCTAATAATATTTGAAACACTTTTTTTATTTGAACCTTTAAACTCTTTAATCGCAGGTATAGTAATATCTAAAATATTACCCCAAATACCTCTAAATGTATTTTTTATTTGGTCAATTTCATTTGTTATAAAAAAATTTTCTTTTGTTCTAAAGTAAATGACTAAAATAACTAAAATGACTATAACTAATGGGATAATATAATTTTTATTTACAGTGGAACTTAATTCCTTTATAGTTGAACTTAATTTTTTCATAGTGTAACTTAATATATATGACTATAAAAATTTTATAAAAAAGTATATTCAATATCATTAAATATAATTTTTTTTTGTTTTTTTTTGATAAATAGATAAATAAAATAAATTTAGTTGGAGTATGCGAGACCACCCATACCACTCATGATTCTGAGGACATTGTAGTTGGTTGCGTATACTCTGACCTTAGCAGCAGCACTTGAAGTGATGAGACTGGATAAGGTTAAGTGAAGAGTAGCGTTATCAATTCTGGACATATTGCATGTTCCAGATGGTTGGTGTTCTTCAGGTTTAAGGCCGAATGAGTAGACGTTAATACCGGTGGAAGGAACTCTTTCGTGGTGTTGGAATGGTTGAACAAGATTGAAGTATCTTCCGTTTCTTTGTGAAAATCTATCGTGTCCGTTAAGTTGGAGTTTGGCGGTAACGGTTGGATTTTCACCTTGGTCATATAAGGCGTTGTTAAGGGATAAGAGACCTGTACCAGCATTTCCTGAAAGATTAACAACTTGACCCCCCATATTAGTAGTATTATTAGTATCGAGTGCCGAACTAATAGCATTAGTTGCGTCATATGCTGAACCAACATTTACTCCTGGGGAGGTATTAATAACACCATCTAAGATATCGTTGAGAACAAGGGCGTCATTTTGTACGTATGGAGTAGCATCAACTTTATCGGAATAGTTAAACCATTGTCGTCCATTAATTTTGGCACCAGATGGAGCAGCAACAACACAGTCATCTAATTGAGTAACCCATACTAATTCCTTACATGGGTGGTTGAAATTAAGTTTAATCTTGTTGTTAGTTGAAGTGACTGATTCATCGCCGGTGAATTGAAGTTGTTCAATTAAGTATTCGTGTGAAACTTGGGCGAATCTTCGTCTTTCATCAGTATCTAAGTAGATGTAGTCAACATATAATGAAGCACCAGTTAATGAAACACCTGATGGAACAGTTGAACTAACACCACAGCATTCAGCAAGGGTTCTAAATTCGAGGTTAATCTTGACTTCGTGGTATTGTAAGGCAATAAGTGGAAGAGCAAGACCTGGGTTTCTACAGAACCAGAACTGGAGTGGGATGTAAAGAACAACTTCTGGCATTTCACCTTCGGCGGTACCTGCTTGTCTAATACTGGAAGTACCGGCACCTCCAGAACCTCCTACTCGTCCAACAGGTCTGAATAATCTGTCGACGTTACCAACCATATTGGCGTATCCGGCTTGTTTACTTGCCGTTTGGGTAAGTTCATTCCAGATGTGAAGCCAGTCACCGTAGTGTTTATCGATTCTTTGTCCACCGATTTCGACTTCGACGTTCTTGACAAGAGCGTGTCCAACCCAGTTGACCCATCTGAAGTAATTATTTCCAACAGCAACAACACCAGGGAGAGTTACTTGAAGGTAAACTCTGTGAATTAAATCACCATTTCTGGAGACAGTACAGACAACCTTTCTGCCGAAATCAGCAGTTCCGTTGAAAGTTTGTTCAATGGATTCCATTGAAAAATTAGTATGTCTTCTATAAACAACTTTGAAGAATGTAATTTGTGGATTACCAGTAAGATAAATATCTTGAGCGCCATAGGCAACTAATTGCATTAATCCTCCTCCCATTTTGTATAATCTATAACAATATATTTTTTTTACGAGAATTAATAAAAAAAAAAGTATTATTTATATTTTTTTTATAAAATAAAATAAACCATAAATAATATATTTTTGAATTATTTTTTATAAGAAATATTGTTTTTTTTTTATATCGTAAAAATTAAATAATAATAAATACATATTAATTTTTAATTTAAAGGATTTTTCTTAAATATATAATTATAATATTATAATTATGTCATTTAAAGTAAAAAATAGGAAAAAGAAGTATGTGGATACACGAACAACCATTGACGCCAAGCATAATAAAACGATTAAAGGATTTAAAGAAAATAAAAGTAAATTGCCTTTAAAAAGGAGAGAATTAAAAGTATTACAAAAGGAATATTTAAAGTTTGAAGGTATAGATTTAAAAACTTTAAATGATGAAGATTTTGAAGTGAAGCATAATTTAGATGAAAGAATTGAAAATATAGAAAATGAAATAAAAAGTTTAGAAAATAATGACGAAGAGAATGAATATTTATTAAAAACTTCAAGTTTATTGTTTGATTATTATGAAAATAGTAAAAAACCATTGGAAAATAAAAAATCCACAAATTATTCTAAAAGTGTTATGGATTGGTTAAATAAAGACTCTGTAACTAAAAACTCTAGAAAAAATATTTGCGAGCAATATTTATCCATAACAGATAATGATTTTGTAAAAGTTTATGACGATCCAAATGATATATGTACAAAGTGTCAAGGTGAAAAAATCATACATCTTTCACAAGGATGTATGATATGTAATAAATGTGGAGATATTTCATATATTATTATTGATTCTGATAAACCTTCTTATAAAGACCCGCCTAAAGAAGTATGTTATTTTGCTTATAAGAGAATTAATCATTTTAATGAATGGTTGGCACAATTTCAAGCCAAAGAAACTACTGATATACCTAAAGATTTATATGACCAAATATTATTAGAAATAAAGAAAGAAAGAATTGATAATATGTCTAACTTAACACAGGGTAAGATTAGAGAAATTCTCAAAAAACTTAAAAAAAATAAATATTATGAACACGTACCTCATATTATGAATAAATTAAATGGATTACCACCTCCGATTATGTCGAGAGAAACAGAAGAAATATTACGGAGAATGTTTAAGGAAATACAGATACCATTTGCGAAACATTGTCCTAAAGAGAGAAAGAATTTCTTATCATATTCCTATGTTTTACATAAATTTGTTCAATTATTAGACTTGGATGAATTTATTGATTGTTTTATATTACTAAAAAGTAGGGAAAAATTACACCAACAGGATTTAATTTGGGAGAAAATCTGCGAACATTTAAAATGGGAATTCATTCCAAGTGTATAGGAATTTCATTCCAAGTGTATAGGAATTTCATTCCAAGTGTATAGGAATTTCATTCCAAGTGTATAGGAATTTCATTCCAAGTGTATAGGAATTTCA